GTGTGTCCTGGTCGTCGGGAGTGATGTCAATGAGATCAGTCTTTGGAAGGTACTCGTCTGCATAAGTCCATGTAACGAAAAGTGAGGAGTGACTGCGCTTCTGCTCTTCGAGCATACGGTTCCCCCATTCTTTCGACTTGCGGAGTTGGCAAATGATGCACTTTCCGCAGCTTACTTGCATGTAGTCGGCCCTTAGCTCTCCAGTCTCGAAGTCGCATCGGTCTTTGACCTTGATAGTGGATGGATTCAAACACTTAGTTGGTGCTGAGTGATAATCAGCGGACAGGTGTTGAATCGCTTGCTCTACGTTACCGTAGAGGGCATCGTCGTGTGTGTCTGGTGTCAAAGCCGAATCCCTCCCCTGCTTACATTGTAGAAACGGGAGCGGCGGCCTCTGCGGCCTTTGCGAGCTCTGCGAGCTCTGCGCTTGAAGGAACGTCTGCGGTATGCCATAACTAGCGTGTTTTAGGTTTGATTGAACGATTGAACTTTCCAAGCCCGAAGGAGCTGGTGAGTGTTCGGGCGCTTTGGTTAAAGAGATTGCCGAATAGTTGGGTTAGATACCATTCATTCTTCTTGTTGAGGAATTCGATTTCTGATTGCATCTTAGATTGTTGCGTGTCCATGAGCTCGAGCTGGCGCTTCTTCTGATTGAGCGATACTTTGGCGCCTTCAAGCTGGTAGGGCCAGAGCTTCTGGATCATCTGGGATTGCAGTTGCGAGATAACTCGCTTGTTCCTCTGAACGTGTAAATCTTCGAAGTACTTGTCAGCTCGTTCGTTGTAAGTGTCTCCAAACAGGTTTGCTTCGAAACCTTTGACTCTTCCTGTCTCGTGGATGACCTTGTTCTGTTCCCGGAGGTTGTCTATCTGTGCATTCTTGACGGTGAAGTCTTGATAGGCGCTGATGATGTTCGGTAATTGTATCGGCGGGACGTGTGTGTAGTCTGCTGATGGTGCATTGAATTTCGGAAGCTGTGCGGTAGTGTTGCCTACGGCGCCAGTGCCGTAAACGAGATTGGGATTTAGTCCTGCACTCTTGAGCCGTTCCATCTGAGCCTGTGGGCTGTTGTAGAGATTGCCCTTGTTCCACATTTCCAGGTCTTTGCTGTACTGGTATTCGGCCATCTTCATGTTTTGGCCGAAGGTCTTGTCAGCCATCCGCATCGCATTTCGGCGATCAAGTGCGGAGTTGACCATTTGAGCTGCTGTGTCTAGGAGAAACATGGCCGGCATTTTACGGTTGTGATAACGTGTCTGTGTGGTGTTGCTCTGTCTAAGCCAACAGTCCGGCCACGTATAGCCTGCTCAGCTCTTCTTGGCTTTTTCCCAAACACAGCCCAACGTTTTATGTCGGAACGGTTCCCCATGAAGAGCCCGAAGGGCTCATGTTTACGGCGAGTGTAGACTACGATTGCCGGCATTGCCGTTTCGGCGCCGGCTTGTATTGCAGATGCGTGTTGGATTGTGCCCGCTGGACACCCCGTCGGTCGCTTAGCGGCGGTCACGCCGGCGAAAGCGTCGGGGTGTCCGGAGAAGGAGCTTCGAAGTGACGCCTCTTGCCGGATGCCCGGACGACGGAGGAGGGAGCGGCTTCGGCAAAATAAGTCACCTAGAAGGTCCGTTGCCGGATACCCCACAGCTCGAGACGGGGGGGCCGGAGCGGGCGCACTGTATAATACAGACTTGAATAATACAGTGCGCATCTGCCTCAAAGCCTTTTCCGTGCTAGAAACCCTGTATTTCTGCATTACGTCGCCGTAGGCGCTTTATCTCCCTTTTCCTGGGTCTCAGCCCGTTTTCGGGCTGCCTCTTCCCTGACGGCCTTATTTCGCTTCAGGGAGCGTTCGAGCTCCTGGGCCCTCAGGACTGCGTCTTGCTTCTCAGACAGGTCTGCCTGGGCAAGTTTCTCTAGGTCGTCCTGGTCATGGTCTGCGTCCTCGTCGTCGGTCTCGTTCAAGTAAAACCCGGATTTCAAGCCTAAAGGTTGTCCGGTTACCATGCGTCGCAATAGAGTCGCTACGCTGATAGCTTCGTCCGGTATGGTTTCGCTTGGCTTGTCGTTGACTTCTCCGAGCTCCTGCAGGTAGGTGCGTGGAGTCCGGATAAACCACTGTTTCACGGTTTCTGACGATCGTTTTGTAGGCTTCATAGCGTAGGAGTTCCGAAGTACGGCAGCGCGCGAATAGCGCTGATATTGTGATAAATGTTGCAGTAGAGATTATGGACGTTCGGATCAGTGACCGCAAAAATGCGTTTGGTCGGATCGGCTGTAACGAAGGCATCATTGAGAGCGGGTTGTGATGCGAATTTGCGTGCCATGTGCCAATACTCGAGGCTGTCCCGCATGTTGCCGTGTACGGTGCTTATTCCGTACTTGTACTCTGCATAGCGTGGTGTATATCCGAAGGGGCCTGTAGGTTGTGCTGTGGTGAAATCACCTACGTAGAGTTCCTTATTCTCGATTGGTTGCTCTCCGAGCTGTGCGAATTCAGGCCAGGCATATTCGAGCTTATCGAAGCGTGAAAACTGCTTCGGGATACCCTGGCTATAGCTCGTGGTCGGGAGAATACTCATGATACCAATCACGAAACCGTGTTCGGTGAACTTGCGCTTGAACCCGTTGGTTCCTCCTACGCTGATAGCGTGACCTGCCATGTTACCTTGTGGCAATCCTTCTGCATCTCCTGAAAATTGGAAGTTTGAAAGGACTTCACTGATTACGACGGGTTGTCTATTTCCTGACAGGAATTCAGGCCTCTGCAATCGTGCGTCCTCGGGCATGATTCCCCAATGACTTAACAATTGTTCCACGTAGCGTGCCCCACCTCTTGCGTTTTTCTCAAGCCATTCCTGCAAGCGTGCACTTGCTCTGAGGTCGTTGATGTTGATCCCAACCTCTTGCACGGTATCGAGATATACCGGATCAGCTCCGGCTAGTACTGCGCTGTTGTTTGCGGTTAAATCTCCGGTAGCTGGCGTGTCGTCTGCATTTTTGAAAGCTGCAGCTGGTTTGAGTGGTGTCGTTGTCCCAGGAATATTGACCTCTGGCCCTCGTTGGCTGAACGGGAGCGCCGCAGTGAAATAATCTTTTTGCCAAGCCCTGGTTCGGAGTGTTAAGAGTTTGACGTCCTCTCCAGGAAGTTGAATTACTCCCGAGCCTTTGTCAATGTTGAGTGCGGGTGTCAAAGTTTGATCGCGGTAATACTCGTCGTAGATGAGCTGATAAGCTCTGTACGGTAGTGCGCTAACCTGATAGGTTTGCGTCGGTACGGTTCCTGTCGGTTTTGTTGGAAGTCCTAAGTAATCGGATAGGCTGCCGGGGGCCGAATAGTTATCGGACCATCCGGCTTGCGGATAGTTGAAGTAAGGCATCAAGGGTGCATCGGTACCTTGTGGTCCTCCTGTGATGAACTTCTCCCATTCGTTCCAGATCAATCTGTTCGGAACGAAAAAGTAGTGAGTGAAAACATTGATTCGGTGCATCACCGGACTAATGAGCGGGGCGAATCTCAATAGCAGTTCGGAGTTAACGCGGAATGAGTCCCCCGGTAAAATTTCTTGGCACATTATCGGTACGAGTGACGCAAAGTCGAGCGTCAGCTTTTTCTCGTGTGATAGATCGAACTTGCTTTTCGGTGGCCTCTTGAGCCGGATAGAATCAAACAGTTTCATAATTGACGAAGTGATTTAGTACGCTTAGAAATTGCACGTTGTTTAATGAGGTCGGCGCTCCGGTTTCGGTGAACCTTGTAAGTCTCCAGTAGCTGCGCTCCTGTGGTAATATGCGGGTAATTCTCAAGTACCTTTCGGAGTTCCGCATCCCACCGATCAGCTTTTGTAAGGCTCTGCTTTTGCTCGAAGTGTCTCCTGTCTGCACGGTTAAATATACGATCTGTGTAATATCTGGGCAGACTTGCTTTGAATTGCCCCTTTGGAAGGTAGTTTCGCCATTCTTCCGGGTTGTCGGACGGCTTATGCCATTTGACTTTTGCCTCGGTGAGGTATCCAGCTCCTATCCCTTTGCTCATGATTTGAAAGGGTTGCTCTTGCTCAGGATGTATCTGGTCGGCTTGCTCCTCCAACAGGTACTTAGCAACGTAGTGAATCTTAGCGCTATCGGCTCTCTTGACTTTCACAAAGCCGTATTGCCATACGTCGCCATTCCTGATCTTGGCTTCTATTGCTGGATGAACATTGAACAGTACGGAATGATAGTGAGGCCTTCCACCCTCTTCGCCATACTCTGAGCTGGTGAAATACTTGATCTGTGGCCAAAGGATGTCAAATTGTTTGCAGTATCTATCCTGCAGTTGCTTGAGCTGCTTATGCAGTAGTTTGACGTGTGAACGATTGAAGGTCGGTAGTTGTACGCGTGGTGTGTCCTGGTCGTCGGGAGTGATGTCAATGAGATCAGTCTTTGGAAGGTACTCGTCTGCATAAGTCCATGTAACGAAAAGTGAGGAGTGACTGCGCTTCTGCTCTTCGAGCATACGGTT